TGATTCACCACTTACTTTTAATGTAGCAACTGGTGGTACTGATGTGCTAACTAATCAATATATAGCTGCAAAAGCATTTTCAAGAATAACAGGACTTAATGATGGTAACCATACTTTAACTAGTGTTAAGACTGCACATGGTACTGCTGCACAAGTCAATGAGAAAGTTTACGTACTTCAGGCTAGTGCTTAATATGAGTGCTGAGCTACTTCAAAAATATATTGAATGGTTACGTAAAATAATTAACAAATAGTAACGCCTAATGGGTTACTAATAATCTTGCTTACAAAGGAGAAAACTTATGAATCAAACATTAACTTTATTTGATCACTTTAATACATTAACACCTTATGCTGTTGGCTTTGATCGTTTATTCGATCAGCTTGCACATAGTTCAAGGGTAACTAAAACATATCCTCCATATGATATTATGAAGGAAGATGAATATAACTTTAGAATTGAAATGGCACTTGCAGGTTTCGGTAAAAAAGATATTGAAGTTGAAGTTGCAGAGAATGTGTTAACTATTAAATCTGTAAAAGAAAATGATCATGACACTAAAAACGTTTATAAGGGTATATCATATAGAAAGTTTACCCGTGAGTTTACAATTGCAGATGACATTGAAGTTAAAGATGCAAAGTTAGAAGATGGACTTTTAACTATACTACTGGAAAAAATTGTTCCAGAAGAAAAGAAACCCAAGTTAATTAAAATTAAATAGGAGGACATTATGGATCCGATTACATTTTCAGGCGTAGTTAGTTTTGGTATTAAACTAGTACTAGCTCTTGGCCTAACAAAAGAAGTTGTAACACCATTGCTCGTATCTGCATTTGGTGGCTAAGATATGGATAAGTATCGTACGACAGCCGAGAAGAGGCTGGGTAATGAAAAGTCATACGGTAAACATAAAATTCATCCAGACGAATTAGCGCGGCGTGCCCATGTTAAAGGGCACTTCGCATCTAAAGAACGAGATGAATTTTTTGATGAAGTATATGGCGAAGTCTTAGTTGACTTATTTGTGGAATGGTTAAAGACTGGACCACATGAAACTAAATCTCGAGAGTTCCTCTACTCTTCAGCTATGGCACTTGGTAGTGTTAAAGACAGAATGATAAACTTCGAGACATATGGAAAGAATATTCCATTCCTACAGGAGGACAATGATGACGAATCGAGAAATTGATTACGGCAAATTATTAGAAAATGTTAATGAAATGATTAATACATTAGAGTATGATTCAAGCAGAAGTGGTGGTAAAACTAAACTTAACTGCGATAAATTATATTATTTGTTTTCATTACAACAAAGATATAACTCACTATTAAAACCTAAAAAAGAGGTAGCTAAGAAATGAGTGAACAAATACCCGAAGCACAAGTAGACTCTACCCCATCAAAGGATGACGCTACTGCACCGGATGGTCGAACAGAAGAACAATTGCTGGCTGACATTATTTCTAATTCGGACTTTGTACCGAAAGAAGAATCTCTACCCGAAGAGCAAGTACCTGAAGTGGACCCAGGTGAATCAGAAGAAATAGAAGACCCGAAAGAAACTGATGAACCTGTAAAAGAAGAAGTTGAAGAAGAAGCTGAGACCGAAGAAGTTGAAGAAGTAGTTGAGAATGCCGACGTTGAGTCCGCTACCCAAGACACTACATTATTTACTCCTGAAGAATTAGACTTAGAAGCAAAAGTATCTATTAAGATTGATGGACAAGATGCTGAGGTTTCTTTTAATGATCTTATTAAAGGTTATTCTACTGAACAATCTCTATCTAAAAAGGGTCGTGAACTTGGTGACGCAAGGAAAACCTTTGAAGATGACTATAATAAAAAGTTAGCTGAAGTAAAAGAAATGTCTGATGCTTCAGTAGCTATATTATATAAGTCAGAACAAGAGCATGCAAAATCATTTCATGCTATTGAAGAAAAGATTGAAAAAGCTAGAGACGAAAACGATACGTTTAATCTTGGCGAACTTAAAGATAAACGAGAACAAATTCAAAAGAAATATTGGACAGCAAGAAAAGAGCGAGAAGGTTTACAAAAAACCGTTGCTGAAAAATCTCAGGAACAAATGCAAAAAGTTTGGGATGAACAATTGAAAGTATTCGATGAATCAATCCCTACATTAATTCCTGGATTTAATGAAACTGTTGCTAAAGATATTCGTGAATTTGCAATCAAAGAAGGAATCGATGAAAAAGTATTAGATACTATTATTGATCCTAATATAGTTAAGTTTGTTAATGATTATAGAATGTTAAAGCAAGGATTAAATAAAGGTGCTGCTAAAAGAAAAGTAACACCAACTAAATCTGTTCCTGTTAAAAAGTCTAAACCTGTAAAGCAAAAACAAGTTGATGCTGCACAGGCTTTAAGGAAAAGAGCTTTAAGTAAAGATTCATCAAAAGCAGATCAAGATGCTTTTCTAAGAGGTTATGCTGAGCGATCACTATCTAAAATATAAAATTACATGGAGATAAAATATGAGTGTAAATTTAGGTGTTCGCGGTACTAGAGGCCCAGGTGGTCCAGTCCGTGGTTCAAGCGCGGATGTTTCTGAAAGAGAAGATCTCGCAAACTTTATAACAATGATTACCAGAGATGAGACTCCGTTCACATCAGATATTGGTAAAGCATCAGCAACTGCTATTTATCATGAATGGCAGACAGATACACTAGAAGCTCCTGGTAACTCAGTGGTAGCTGAGGGCTCAGATTGGGTCGCTCCTACTGCAAGCCCAGGTAATACATTTAGTGTAAGTGGTCCTAACAGAACAAGACTAGGTAACTACACACAGATCAATGGTAAAACTATTGCTGTGTCAGGAACTAGACGAGCTGTTGATCAAGCAGGTGTTGCAGACGAATATGCATATCAACTTAAGAAGCGTGGTACAGAACTACGAAGAGACGTTGAATTTGATATGATTCATTCAATGAATGTAGCTGCAGCTGACGTTCCTACTTTAGGTAACGATAATGCAAGAACAGCTGCTGGTTATCAAGCTTTCATTAACAGTCCTTCTACATGTGTTTATGTAGGGCAGTTTACAAATCCTGCTACAGGTACTGGAAGTAAAACCGATAATGAAGGTACTACTGCACCAAGAGCTACTATTAACGTAGGTGGAGGTACAGCACCAACAAGAGGAACTTTAGCACTTACTGATATTGATTCTGTTATGCAGAAGATTTATGAAGAAGGTGGTAAAGCTACTAAGGTTATGCTTTCACCAAAGCTAAGAAGAGACTTTTCTGATCTTATGGTTAGTGATACAGGCGTAGTTAGAAACATTGATGCAGGTGGTCAGTTAAGACAATCTGTTGATGTTTATATGTCAGACTTCGGTGATATCATGGTAGTTCCAAACTATATTATGGGTCTATCTTATATTAATGCTCAGATGTTAGGAGCTAACCATGCAAGTACTTTCTTGACTGGTAATGCTAGACCAGATATGGCTAACTTCTCTGCATTGATCTATGATCCAATGTGGTTCTCTACAGCTTACCTAAGACCTCTACAAGAGGTTGACGTAGGTCAGCAGGGTGACTCAACCAAAGGAATGATGGTTGAAGAATGTACTCTTGAAGTACGTAACCCATTAGGATGTGGAGCAATCTACGGACTTAACTAAAATACTATTAGGAGAGGCTTTAATTAGTCTCTCCTTTTTATTGGGAGATATAAATGACATTACCAGATTTTTATAAAGGATATTATAAAGAAGGCGCAGCAATGCGTAAGAAAACTAAAGTTAAAAGTACTAAAGGTGGACAAACACAAAAGCTCTCTAATGTACCTACACCAAAGGCTAAGCCTAAGTTTAAAGGTAACACAGATGCAGCAGGCAATCGTACTAATTTAAAAACTAAAGAAAAAGCTACTTATAAAGCTATGGGTGGTATGGCTAAGTATTATGAAGGCGGCGGTTACGTTATTAAAGGGAGATAGTAATGCCAATTGAAATGTATATGAAAAAAGCAGGACCTAAAAATTACTCAAGAAAAAATAAAAAGATTGATTCGGGTACAAAGAAGGAAGGCTTTTATGTATCAGGCGGAAAAAAGTTACCGAAAAAAATGACAATGGGTGCAGTTAAGTATTACTCAGAAGGTGCTCAAGTATTATCTGGTCGTCAACATAATTTACCAGATCATTTAAAAAAGAAAATAATAGCAGCTAAGAAAAACTAATAACATAACGGAGGGAACAATGTACGTTATAAAAACAAATGCAGGTAATATATTTCCAGTAGAGAAGTGTATGTATAGAGTAGGAGCAGCAACAGGTGGTGGTTATAAATTAACTCATCTAATGCTTATAAATGTAAGTGGTACACCAGCACCAACATTACAAGAAGGGTCTCCAACAGCAGCAACAGCTGGAGACTTATTAGGTTATATTGGTAAGACTGGTAGATTTATTGCTATCACAGAACCTGCTACTTAATAGGAGGAGAGGATGGCAAAAGAAACTGAATTTACATTTGGTAGTTCTACAATAAAACCAAAGGAAGGTATTAAAGCAGGATTTGATTTAGCTACAGGTAATTGGGAAGCGAATCAAGATGTTTCACAATATTTAAAAAGAGCTCAATTAGATAGAGATAAAGAAGCTTACTTTGGAAG